ATTGAGAAAGAGCGTGAGGCGTGTGCAAAGGTGTGTGATGAGATTGCAACAGAGGATGGGTGGGAGGGCGGTTACGCATACCGTTGCGTTGAAGCCATCCGAGCAAGGGGACAAGCATGACAAGCAGAACTCACACGCCCGAAGATGTGCAGAAGATTATGGAGTCTTGGCGGGACTCCGCATCAGATTATGAGCGCGGGTTTATTGATGGGATGCAAAAGCAAATGCAGTCTAGCGTGGACAAAGCGGTCAACGCCATGACACAACCAACTTATTACATTCCAAACAAAGATGAGCGCACATGGGTTGGGCTGACTAGGGATGAGCAAAGTTTTGTTTACTCCAACTTACATAACGCGACTTCAAGAGAAGATTCTTTTTGGGTAGATTTTGCAAATGCCATTGAAGCCAAACTTAAGGAGAAGAACACATGAAGGCATTCCCAACACCCACATTCAGCATCAACGATGAAGCGCGTGTCACAGCTGTAGGCGGTGAAGGCGGGATGGATCTGCGGGATTACTTTGCAGCCAAGGCTTTGCCAATCTGTTACCAATATTGGGTAAACGATTATTACCACCCAGATTATCCAGATTCTGAGGATAGAAATGCAGAAGGTAGAGATGATTTTTGTGGCCATGTAAAAGACTTAATTGCGGAAGATTCGTATTCAATAGCAGACGCAATGATGAGGGCAAGAAAAACAAATTTTAAGGAGAAATTATGATTATCAAACGTGCAATTGCTGTAGAGAGCTTGACTAAGGTTTGCGAGGAAAGTTTAAACCTAATCAAGCAATTGATTGATGCTGACAACGAGGTGTATGCCAAAGGGGTTGAGGATGGCATGGCGGCTCAGTCTGAGGTGCAAAGGACTTTACGCCCTTGGGTTGGGCTGACGGAATTGGAAAAGGCGGAGATCACAAGTCTTAAGTGGTGGGATTGGGAAGACACTTTTGATATTGAAGGTTTCATCCGAGCCATTGAAGCCAAACTCAAGGAGAAGAATACATGAGTTACATCGTGGCATCACTACCGCCCATCAAATGTTTTGTTCGTAAAGAGTTTCTTTACAACTTTCAAAAGGGTCATGGTGAATTGGAGCCTGCGGTTTGGGTTAGTTTAAAAGCTTTGCGCGGGCAAGTGTTTCGCATTGAATCATTATTGCCTGCTTATGGAGCGCTGTACGACAAACTGCCCATACACGCTTATGTGTGGCAAACAGAACACGGTGATTTGCCAGTCGATACTCTTCAGCTTTGGGACTGCATGGGCTATCGCTTTACAATTATTGAAAAGATTGGTTTGCGTAACCTTGGGGTAAAGTTCTTGGGTAAAGATAGGGAGTGGCACTTCGGGCGCTATATGTTTACTGTGGACTTTTGCGCTGAAGGTATGGACTTGGACACTGGGTTTACTGAGCAGGCCGAGGAGCACAAGTCTTTTAATTGGATTGCCCTTGACAACGGCCAGTTTGCCTGCCAGCCAAACAACCGATGCCTTTGGTATGACCAGAGCCTGATCCCTGCTGAGACAAAGTTCCCTGATTTTCAAGCGGCAAGGACTTTATGGACTGTGGATGGCACCCGAAAATGGTCGGCTGGTGATGATTGGTTTTACGATATTACGGAGAAGGACGCATGAAAGTTAGGACTAATCGCAAGCGGATCTTGGCCAAGATGGGTCGTAACAAAAAAATTACATGGTTTATTGCACCGATCCTTAAGAGGGCAGCAAAGATCAAAGAACGTAACGACAGAATCAAAGCACAAGTGGATAATATGTTTCCAGAATTGAAAGGCATATATAAGTGAATGGGTTTGCAAAACAACAGCTATCAATCGGCAGTAAGCAGCCGGTACATCAACATAAGGAGTGCACTAACTGCAATGAAATGAAGCCGCCAGAGGGTGGTATCCAACTTGGCCACACAAAATGGCACTGTGCCCCCTGCTGGGCAAACAGAGCCTCAAAAAGAGCATCAACAAAAGGAAAACAATGACCGAGAGAATTAAGCTAGCAAAGATCCGCCTTGATGGTGGCACTCAGCCCCGCAAAGAGATTGACGAACCTTTAGTCCAGCACTACACAGAAATATTGCTTGAGGGCAAAGACAAATTCCCACCGATAGACCTTTGGTTTGACGGCAAGGCTTACTGGCCTAGTGATGGTTTCCACAGATTCCACGCACACAAACGCGCAGGGTTTACAGACATTGAGGCTGAAGTCTATCAAGGCACAAAGCGCGATGCGTTTTTGGCCTGCCTGAAAGCAAATGGTAAGCATGGTAAGCCCCGTACACCAGATGAACGCCGTTATGTTGTGCAGATGGCCTTGGAAGACATTGAGCTGGGTGGGAAGACCGATGTGGAGATTGCTGCAATCTGTGATGTATCGTCAATGACAGTTGGCCGTGTACGCAAGGCCTTGGGATTAGAGAAGGCCGCGCGTGTCGATAAGAATGGACGCAAGGTCGATGTATCTAAGTCAGGCCGTCCTATCGCACCGCCTCCAGAGCCCGAGTACACCGAGGAAGACAAGTTTCATGAGATGGCCATCGAGCACACCGCCATGGCTGAAGAGAACGCAAAACTCAAAGATTTGTTGGCTGTCAAATCACTGCCAGTATCAGAAGAAGCCCGAGTAGAAGTTCAGCAAACGATTGAAGAGCTGCGCGAGCAAGTCAAAGACCTGGAGTTTCAACTTAGGACAATGACCCAGTCACGCAATGAGTTTCAGAATAAAAACGCTGAGATGATTAAGCAGATGGCTTACTGGAAGAAACGTGCTGAGAAGGCAGAAAAGAAATAACCCGAAGCTGGGCGGTATCCCAGTAGGAGAATCTAATGCTAAAGTTAAGACCGCATCAAGCGGAAGTTGTGGAGAAGCTCGCCCAAGGCTTTAAGGATGGCCACAGAAGCCAGCTACTCTACGCGCCCACAGGGTTTGGAAAGACCGAGGTAGCCATGGCAATTATGCTTGAGCAGGCCAAGGAGCTCAAGAACGTGGCCATGGTGTTAGACAGGATTGTGTTGGTTAACCAAACCAGTACGCGCCTTGGCAATTACGGCATCAAACATGGTGTCATGCAGGCAGACCATTGGCGGTATCGTCCTTACGAGAAGATACAGGTCTGCAGCGCACAGACTTTGGAAAAGCGGGATAACTTTCCCGACGTCTCCATGTTGATCATTGATGAATGTCACGTTCAGCGTAAGCAAATCATTCAGTTTATCAAAGACAGACCAGAGATGAAGGTGATCGGCCTGACCGCCACGCCTTTTACCAATGGACTGGGGGATACTTACACCAATGTGGTGGGGGCTAAACCTACTGGTGAGCTTATCGAGAACAAGTGGTTAACCCCGTTGAAGATCTTTATTGCCAAAGAGATCGACATGACTGGTGCCAAACTGATTGCTGGCGAATGGTCGCAGGATGAAACTACCAAGCGCGGTATGCAGATTACTGGCGACATTGTCCAAGAGTGGATCACCAAAACTATGCAAGTATTTGGTAAGCCGAGGAAGACAGTTGTGTTTTGCTCGGGAGTTGAGCATGGCAGGGACTTGGTTCGCCAGTTCAATGAGGCGGGATATAACTTTGTTTCCATCAGTTATTTGGAAGATGATGAGTTCAAAGCTGAAACAATCGAGGATTTCTCGCGTCCAGATACGCTAATCAATGGTCTGGTGGCCACTGACATACTGACTAGAGGTTTTGACGTCCCTGATGTGATGATAGGGGTGTCTGCGAGGCCTTTTTCCAAGTCTTTCAGCAGCCATGTCCAGCAAATGGGGCGGATTATGCGTCCCTATGATGGTAAAGACTATGGTTTGTGGCTTGATCATTCAGGAAACTACCTAAGATTTCGCAAAGAATGGGACACTTTGTTCGTAGAAGGCGTGACGGAGTTACAAAACGGCACAGAAACTGCGAAGAAAGAGCCTGATGAAAAGGAAAAGAAGGACTCTAAGTGTCCTGCTTGTGGCGCTTTGTGGGTTTGGTCTGGTCGTGAGTGCGGGGAGTGTGGTTATGAAAAGCCCATGAAGCAGATCGTCAACGTGCCGGGCGAATTAACAGAGTTAGAAACAACGAAGCGGGAATTACTCTCCGAAAATCAGAAGTTCTACTCTGAGTTGATTTATTACTCGCGTATGCGTGGCTACAAAGAAGGTTGGGCAGCTCACAAATACAAGGAAAAGTATGGGGCTTACCCGAGGGGACTTCACACAAATCCGTTGGCAACCACCACAAAAACCAGTGGTTGGATTAAATCCAAAAACATTGCTTGGGCAAAATCAAAGGCACTCAAATGAGTTTTCAAGACTTTGCAAGAGCTCATGGTCTGCTCATAAAAGACCTAATCCTAGATCGTTGGGTAAGGGTGGGGACTGAAGACCATCCGAGAAAACAGAATGGCGCGTATATCTTTGACGGCCACAAGGGGGCACTTATAAATTTCGCAGTCCATGACAAACACATACTGTTCAAGTCGGAAGAACCTTTTGTTCCTGACCCCAATGCACACGCAAAGAAGTTGGCTGCCAAAGCGGAACATGAGCTCCGCCAGCGCAAGGCAGCAAACAAGGCCGCATTCATTCTGAATAACGCAGTTAAGGAGCAACACCCCTACCTAATCCGCAAGGGTTTCGTGGACAAGGGACTGGTCTGGAATGATCTGTTGGTTTTGCCCATGCGGATTTTGGATAATTTAGTTGGATGTCAACTGATCTCTCAGGATGGCACTAAAAAATTCCTCGCGGGTCAGCGCACAAAAGGCGCGTCCCTGGTCATTGACAACAAGGGTCGGAACATCCTGTGCGAGGGGTTTGCGACTGGAATGTCAGTCAGAAGGGCAATGAAACACCTTCGAGAGAGATACACCATCCATGTATGTTTCTCAGCAGGAAATATGGTCGAGGTGGCCAAGAATCTGCGTGACCCGTTGGTGATCGCAGACAATGACCCAATGGGGATAGCGACTGCCAAGAAAATAGCCCCGCACTACTGGGTAGGCGAGGCCGGTGAGGACTTTAACGATACTGAGCAGAGAATCGGCACTGTGAAAGCTGCCGAATCCCTGCAGGTTTATTTAGGCCAATAAGGGTAGAACTTGCCTTCTTTGGTAAATGTCCATTCGTTTATCTCCATGTTGTCGTCTATGTGTTCATTAGATAACTGGGCTTCCATGTCGTTGCGCCATGCAATGAAACCTGCCCACAATGCTTTGTCGAATGCAGTCTTGGCACTTCCTGTCAGTTTGAATTCGTCATAGAAGGTCATCCATAGGTCGCAGTCAAGGCAATAGCCTGTGGGCATATGGTCGCGTTCGAAATCCTTTAGTTTCATCCCTCTGAAGTGGGAGTTGAAGTATTCTGCATGGTAGTCAGGTGAGGAGTAAGGGGCAATACTCCAGTTAATTAACTTGACCCCAAAGTGGGCGCAAAAGGCATTGATTGAATCTTTGGCCTCATCTTGCCAAGCAAAGTCAATGTCCTGTCTATACCAGTCACGCGCCTTCTCCTTGGCCTGCTCGTCCAGCTCATTAAACTGGAATATTTGTAGTTCAACGACTTCCATTTGTGATCTCCTCAAAGTTTGGGATAAGTTGTTCAAATTGCTCAAGGACTCGGGCGCGTGTCCCAGTCAGGCCAAAATCTCTCTTGATGATCGAGTAGCAACTGCGTCCTGAGTGGCGCATTCCCTTGATCTCAAGTTGTAAACCTTTCCGCAGCGTAAGCATTCTTGCGACTGCAATTTGGTCAGGTGTGTCTAAAACTATCATTCTTTTACCTTTTCAATGTCCCAAACCTCAGTGTCCATGTCTTCGGGGTTCAGATTGTTATCGTGGAAATGCATAATCATTGCGTATTCAATGTCGTCTTTGTCGGCATCGTCTGCGACTTCAATAAAGACTTCTCGGTAGAGTTTGCAAACGACTGTGCCTGAGTATGTTTTCATGCGTCCACCTCTTCTGGCGCGGGGAATTTGTTTTCCACTACTGCGTGAATAAAATCCCAGTTAATGCCGATATTGGCATCGTGGTATTTGTTCATCCACAAAAGTATCTCGCGGGCTTGATCGTCTGTCAGCCAGTCATGGTCGCCTTGAACATCTGAAATGTGCCACTTCTCAATGTGCCAGTCAGGACTGGTCAGGGTCAGAATATCCTCGACTCTTGGGATAGCCTGCCCTTCGGGTAATTCAAATTCAATAGTTACTTTCATTTCATTCCTCGTTAATGGGTTCGTCAATGTCTGACTGGGTGTAGTGGCCGAGCACTACTGGGTTGTATTTGGAAAGGACTTCGTCAATGCACTTCTCGCAGACTCGGGCAAGGGGAATGCCCTGCCCATCGTTTTCCCACCAAGAGTATTCCCCTTCGTGTTGACAGTTTTTAGTCCAAGACATATCAATCCTTTGATGTAAGTTTAGAGTAAGGTTCATATTAACAAGTGTTAATATCAACCACCCAAATTAGAAGGTGAATGGGTAAAGCCACTTTTCTCAAAGTAGTTGTAAATTTTGATAGTCATCTCGTCCATTGCAGAATCTTCCATTTCAGGGTCATCTGATGGTTCGGGATAAAACTGACTCATCTGTTCGCAGGTATCGACTCCATCTGCATAGAAACCGATATAGCCCATGCCCTGCTCGACATAGGTGGCCTCGACCTCAAAACCCATTTCCTCCAATGCGTAATAGATTTCCATGGGTGGACTCCATGCGGTATCAAACACCATCGTGACCCTATTGCCCTCAATGGTGTAGGGCTCGTCTTCATACTGGTTGTTCATATCCCACTTAGTGCCCCATTCAGCAATGCAGTAGTCATACCAATGTTTGTATCCATAGGTCTTGAGGTTTTCTTGTTCTGCTTTCTTTAGAGCTGCCTGTTCAACTGTGTCACCAAAACTTCCTGCGGTAATCAGCAGGGCTTCGGGGACTGGCTTAATAAGGTTAAAGATTCCTGCACTCTCTCCAGCCGTTTTTGCTCGCGCGAGCTCCTGCACGATCTCTGCCAGTTTCTTTTCAGACTCAGCAGTAGTAGCAACAAGTTTCAATGAGTTGGCACACCAATTTGGCATTTTGTTTCTCCAGTTAAGTTAAAGGACAAATTGCGGAAAATCCCGCCCAAAGCCCCGACCCGCGAGGCTTCAGGAGTTACTTTGCGTAATAGGCAGGGTCTTTGGCAAACTTCAATGCGCTTTGCCATACTCCATGTGCGTCAGCCAGTCCTGTGTAGTATTCGTTGCCATACTCATCACAAAATTTGCTATCGTCTTCTGCGCGTAAGTAGGCTTCGACATAATTCGAATCTGCGTCCCCAACATTGCGTGTGTATGCTTCCATGAAGGCAATTTCTTCGGGAGTTAAATTGCGTTTAATTTGGTAAATATCTTCCTTGATCGATCGGCCAAATTCGCCAAAGACACTTACTTTAAATGCGTTGTTTGATATTGATACTCGGACAGAGCCATATTCCTGCCCTTTTCCAATATCAATAACGTGGCTTCCGAATACAAGTTTTTGTTCTGTTTCGATCATGCTAATTGCTCCTCAATGTATGCGGGGTTTCCTGTTTGCTCGCGGTAAAACTTTGCTGATTCTTCGGCAGCAGACCGAGTTTTAAATTCGCCTAAAAGTGTTTGGTTGTGGTTTCTAACTTGATATTTCATATCCTCGTCTGTGTCTGTGTTGATCTCAACGAATGGGTATTGCTCGTCATGAATGAATGCGTCATCCACCATTGAAATGCCCATGCGGTTTCCTGCGTCCCAAATCAAGACATCGAGGTCTTGTGGCAACTGGGTGAGTTGGTTGATCAGCTCAGATACTTTCATTTGTCAGCTCCTTGGTGTATTCAAAATCTAGGTCTGCACCGATAAAGTAAAGTGACCGGCCATCCTTCAACTGGACGTAGCAGAAGGCGTGGTCATCAGGGTCGGCAGGGTCATTCCCTTGGATAGCCCCTTCGAGCTCCTGCGCGGTGATGTAGAGGTCATCATCTAGCGTGTCGTAATCGCTAAAGGTGGTAGAGGCAGGGACTGACAATCCCTCCTCTGCAAGGTCATCTCTCATGCGGATGGTGCAGTTCATTTGTCCAGCTCCTTTTTGACAAGTTTGATAATTTGTGCGTGTGTGGTTTTCTTTGGGCAGACCATCTCAAAGTAGCGTTCACCGACTCGGGCGCACCATGTGAAGAGGTCATCTGTTTGGCATTCAATGACGCGAAAGGACTCGGTTGTCCCTGCTTGCGTCCAGTCTGCAGGCATAAGGACTTCGAGCAATTCCCAAAACCTTTGGCGCGTAATTTCCTTTGGCGGTTCACCTCTGTTAATACGCATAGCCTCATAGCGTTGGCGCGAGAGCTCGTAGTCTTTGTCGGCCTGTCTGACCCGTTCGAGATAGCCTGTATCGGCCTCACCGATAGCGTGGTCTGTCTGCTCATAGCCAAGTTGGCCATAGGCCTCATAGGCCTTCTCCCAGTTTGGGTATGTGCCAATGATTCGGCCTGATTCCTTGTGGACTATTTCGTGCGTCATGGTTTTGCTCCTGTGTTGATAAGGTGTTTAGTTGGGGTCGCGACTCCTCGGTCATAGACCATCATTCGGGCGCGTTTTTTCCAAATAGGGTCAAGCAGCCTAATCGCCTGCGAAAGGGTCTTGGCCGAGCTCGCTAAGTGCCAATGGTCGCCTTCCATTGGGGTATTGCAATGAACCCATAGACGAATCATTTGCTTAACCTTCCTTCTTTGCGTCCTTGCTCAAACAAGTGTTTGAAGTGGGCGCGGTAAATTGGGTATTGCTGAAGTAGATTGCTGAAGGTCTGATGTATCGCGATACACCTTTGAAGAGAACCGCGTTCATAGCGGTAGCCGAGCTCAATAACCTCGGACTCGGTCTTGAGGTATTGAGCTTCGGTCATGAGAGCACCATAACGCTGATAAATACGACTGCAAGGCAGACGAACATAGCGAGGATGAATTCGTATCCTGCTTGGACTCGTTCCAGTCTGCGCTTGAGCAGGAGCTCCTCGCGCATGGTCATTGTGTGGCGGTAATACTTCATACGTATTCCAATAAGGCTAGTTCAATCTTCCTGAGTTGGTCAGGGGTAATGTTCAGCCAGTTGGACTGGCCGAGCTCGGAATGCAGTTTGATCTTGACCTGACCACAATTCTCGGGTGGCAGGGGTAAGGCCTTGATCAACTGTGCCTCGATGTATTTCTGTTCTACGTTTGTCATGTTTACTCTCCTAAGTGTTTGAGGGTCTGTAACTGTTGTCCGATTCCCTGACCCTTCAGAGGGAGACGAACATTGGGGAAACCTTCGACTGCTTTGGCATAGTCAGCTCCTGCGAGGACTGTGATCTCGCGGTCGTATGCACCGAGCATTCTTAACTGGGCTTGCACGATCTCTGCCCACTCAGCGCGTTCGGCCTTGGTCATGTTGCAGAGGGCTTTGTCATAGGGCGCGTATTGTGCGTAGGGCATAACAACACCATGAAGAGCAGAGAGGATGATGACGTCTGCTTCAGCGCGTTCAGAGGCGCGTAGAGCAAACTTGAAGGCTTGGCCTTGATAGAGGTCGCGTCCCTTCGCAGGGCGGTCGAGCTTCTTGTTACTGCAAGCAATGAGGTAGAGAGGCTTCATTGACTTACTCCTAAAATTGATTGACTAACACATGAATAACGATTACGCCATGTCATGTGTTGACTTGTCAAGAGTTTTATTCATGTTTTTTTAAAATATTATTAGGTGCTGGACAAGCCTCGCGTGATGGAGCTCGTCCATGGGTTGTCACTCTGAAGGGACTGAATGTGGTGAAGGAGCTCATAGACCAGCTTGGCCTGACTGGTTTGCATTGTGTCGCGCGGTCTGCTATGTTCGGGATTCCTAATTCATACCCATGAAACACCATGCCCCAAAAACTTACTCGCACGCAAATCAGAGAAGGTCTTGATACCATTCCGATAGAGACACTACTAAGTAGCGGAGAAGGAAAGAGGCCAAAGCTCACCAGTAAGCAAAAGGCATTTGCCCATGCCATCGCATTAGGAGAGACAAAGGCAGAGGCATACAGACAGAGCTATAAGAGGAATGCCAGTAAGAGCACACTGGCCACTCAGCCTTATGTACTTGCTCGGGACTCTAGGATAACAAGAGAGGTCGAGGCCTACCAACTGGCTTTAGAGGCAGAGAAACATCGA